GGAATCAATCTTTGATAAAACAGCTGGATCAATCTGAGGTTGAGCTTGCTCTTGCTCTGCTCCGCCTTGCATCATCACTTGCTGCTGTTGTTGAGCCATAAGCTTCTGAACCTTCAGAGTGCCATTGTGGAGAATCTCGTCTGCGTTCTGAAGAACCTGACGGAACATTGCCGACTCACTACGCATTTGCGGGTCTTGAGATAGTAGTTCCACATGCTGGGCAACATGAGCATTAAGCGCATTAATACCACCAAGCATTGGAGCCAACTGCATTGGATCAAGTTCAAGCAATTCTTGTGCTTGAGTAACCAAAGGATTAAGCGCCTCAACATGAATCTTGGCGTGAACAAGGTTGTTCTGACCATCAAGAACTTGTATATTGCTGCCTGCAATTAGTTGGTTGTTCTCGATTTGTGCGATGGACGCATCAATAGTAGGACGCTCAGAGTCACCTGGCTGAATGGCATAACGAGCGGCATTCTCATACCCTGCGGTTTCAGAAGCAATATCCCAAATAAGGTTTTGCTTACCAAAGTCTGGAAGGCTACCAAATATTCCCATAAGGCGATCAAAGGAAACCATGCGAGCAGCCTCTGATCCGGCTCCTACTGGCTTTGTAATACGCAGCCTATCCACATCAAGATCAAAGAAGGCTTGGAGATATCTATCCTTTGCACCAAACGATTCAGAACCCCTACGGAGAAGACGCTTATGAAGTTCAATCACTTGCTTTCCGCCAGGTTCACGGGCATCATAGTCTTTGCGTTTCAGTCTACGCACCATTTCTCGCATCAGTGATTCCCATGGATCAAAGAAAAGGTTCAAACTTGACACGCTCATTTTAGCAATATTGCTAAGTTCAGCACGTACTTGTGTAGCGGATTTCTCAGTAGAAGTGTTTACCAAGGATTCTGTATTATAACTTGCCGTGCGTTCTCTGAAGAGTTGAGTGAATGCACTTACAATTGGCAATGTTCCACTGGAAACATTAGGAATTATAGTATCCTTAATGACCTCAATTCCTGGTGAAAGCAAATTATAGATTCCATTTGGGATAAACTGCATCTCTTGCAATGCAGTCTCATCTTTAGGTTGGAATGTTGGTGCAGAACCAAACGATGCAATCTCAAGCAATGAGCAGTATGCGCGATTCAAAGCACCATTAATTGCAAAGACATCATATCCTTGGCCTCTTACGCCATGATAATATCCGTTTGTTCCAACGCCATAGGTGAATACAGTGTATGCCTGATAGCTATTTTCAAACCTGCCAACTTTCTTGAAGAGGAAGTCTTGAACTGAGTTATCATCGTTAATCATGTAATGCGATACACGATTATCAAATTCAGTTACCCACAAATGAACTACGCGAATTGACTGCTGGTTTGCAGCCTGTGTAGTAAAGAACAAATCGTTATTCCTAAGTTCCGTCTCAAGCTTCTCCCAATCATATTGTCTGAAGTTTGAGTAATTGTTGTTATTGTTTACAGATTGGATAATTGACCTGCGACAAGCCTCAATATTGAACCCGTGGATTTTTGCTGTCTCTTCATCTTTAATAAGCTGATAAAGCTGTGTGGGGCTATAGAAGCGCAAGCAAGCGGCTACATCGATGTTATCCTGACCAATCTCTGTCTTGCGAGGAATCTTGAAGTCCGACATATCTGTAGACTTCCAGCGCCAATCCCACTCATCGTTGAACATTACAACTCCAACGCCATGCTTAATAAAGCTATTGCAAAGCTTAAGGTATGTTGGAAAAAAGTTACGCCAAGACCGGATAGCGGCAGTTACCTCTTGAGCTACAACCTGAGACAACTCATCATTCTCTGTCTGTGTCCCGTAAAATGTAGGGCATGAAAAAAATGTTTGTGGTGCATTGATAATGTCGGTATATCCCGCCATTGCAGTGTCAAGGACTTGCTTTGCAAACCCCCAAGATACATTCACCCTGTATGACTGTCCAGCATTGATCAACGCTCTTTCGTCGTATGGTCTTTCGTTATCATACGCAGCATCAATCTTACTGCGGTCAAAAGACGAAACGGCATCCGCTCGTCGTAGTGTCTCCCAAATCTCATAAGCTGACCTTGCGTCTTTTATCCTCGACGTTGGAGGTGTTCCTTCTTTTGAAAGTGTTTCTAATGCATCGCTCATTCTTCAGTTTCCTTTTTGTTTTTCTTGAGGAACTTTAGGTTAGATGCGCGTTGCTTATATATCTTCGTTTGTTTCTCTGCGTCCAAATCCGAAACATCTTCAATATCATCCACAATGTCTTCCGCATCCTCAACCGACAAGTTCTTTATCATTTTCATATCGTTATTATTATTGTCCAACAATAACTTGAAGAGTGAACTATCCTTACACCCGTGTACAAGAACAGCGTTATCATTCAATGGATTATTCCAATGAATGTCCCAAGCTAAATTGGCATCTGAATCACATACAATGTTTTCTTGTTCATGGCGATAGTTTTTTGTACGCCAGTTGTTTTGAATTAATTGAGAGTTCTTTAATCTTTTAACAACATACCATTGGATAACATGCGTCCAATGTCTGTTTGTAAGAGACAAAGAATTCAATACAGGAGAAAGGCATATTTCCTTGGAATACACTCCAATCGGAGCCATACGTTGTCCGGCAAGCGATTCCGGTAGTAGCTCGCCATTCTTTCCTTCATAAACACGCTCTCTTGCGCCAAGGTAAATAGATGGTAGACGCTTTTCCTTAATTGCTTTCGTTGTGTCCGCATAGTATTCATCAGCAATTACATCTAACCAATTAGACTTAATAATTGTGGTATCAAGCTCAAACCACATAAATGCATCAGTGTCTTTCTTACCGGAGATATGTCTGCATAACTGCTGGAAGTAAAAGTTGCATGACATTGGCCATCCCAACATCGTGTCATTAATAATCAGTGTTTCAGAAGAAACAAACAGATGCTTGATTTTCTTTTCAAGTTCCAAAACATCTTGCTCAACTTCGCGTGATCCAAAGATAATAAGCTCATGGTCTGTGCCAGGCTTAAAGGATTCAATGGACTTAACGAGGTTTGGGATCAAGTGACGATCATGCCTTGATACTGGTATTGTTAGCTTCATATTAAAATAGCATTGTGAATGTTGCCTTAAATTTTATTGAGTGCATTGGCGAACACTCATCCACAAACTCTTGGCAATTTACCTTCCGCCACACCCTCCGAGGCATAAAGAAACCATACTCATAAATGCCGCGAGAAATAATGATAACCTTAAAGCCTGCCCGATCCAACACGAATCCACTTCCCTCAATTGCCCTTGATGTAGCAATAGCAAGCGGAGATTTAGTAGGATTGTGTTTAGTTCCATTAGCATAATCTTCTGGTGTTACAATAATATTAAAGTCAATGTCTGGTCGCTTCTCGTCAATGAAAATCTCTGACTTTGTTTTTTGAAACCCTAACTCTTGTAAAAATGTCATGTCCCAGCAAAATTAACAGACACCAACTTTATTGCAATAACTATTTGCGATAATTCAAATTTATTGTAATCTTTTTTTGATGAATTCTGTTCCGATTTTTGGCGATCCCATGGAAGGCTACCTGCACCAATATGGGTTTAACTGGCGAAAAAACACACACCAAATAGCTATTGAGTTAGCTATGTTCCGAGAGAAAATAACGAAAAGGATTCCAAAAGATATTGGTGGCGTTGATACATTTCACCACTTTCAAAGAATAGCCAGAGCCTTTTGGCCAGAGCGGGATACTAAAGCTACAGTGCATTTTATTTGGCATCCTTGGGCAGAGCAAATGATTCGTGCAGCTTGTGAACATGAGTATCTCGCAATAGCTGGTTCCGGTGGTTGCGGTAAATCAGAAGCATACGCAATATGGGCTATTGTTAACTACCTTGCCGATCCAGAGAACACCACAGTCCTCGCAACATCAACTACAATTAAAGCATCTAAGCAGCGTATTTGGGGTAAGATTACTCGGTACTGGGGGGTGTGTGAACAACTTGGACTGCCAGGGCATCTGGTTGATTCTGAAAACAAAATCAGTTATGTAGGTCGAGATGGAAAACGATCAGACCTTTCCGGTATTGTGCTGATCCCTGGCGAGAAGAAAAAAGAGCGTGATGCTACTGGTAAGATGCAGGGTATCCACAATAAGAATGTAATCTTTGTGGCTGATGAGTTGTCAGAGTTATCCGAGGCTATTACTGAGGTTGCGTTCTTTAACTTGTCTAAGGGTTGCGAACACTTCCAGTTCATAGGTATTTCAAATCCAGCCTCGTATGTTGATGCTTTTGGCAAGTTTGCTAAACCAAAAGAAGGATGGGATTCAATTGATGTAGACGATGAAGAGTGGAAAACGGATCGTGGAGTATGTTTGCACTTTGATGGATTGAAGAATCCTAACATGGTTGCAAGAAAGAAAATTTACTCATGGATGGAGGGGCCAGCAGACTTTGAAAAAATTCCAGAGGACGCTAAAAATACTTCTTCATTCTGGAGGATGTATCGAGGTTTCTGGTGTCCAGCAGGGATTACAGATCAAATTTACTCCGAGGTAGAAATCTTAAATTCAAAGGCTACCGAAAAAGCAATATGGCTGGATAATGACAAAACAAAAGTAGCATTTCTTGATCCTTCGTTTACGAATGGAGGAGATCGAACTGTTCTATACTTTGGGACTGTTGGTAAGCTGGCAGAACCCCATGGATATCGAGGTCTTCAGTATGATGAGTTCCTTGTGTTTAGTGAGGATGTCACAGACAAATCTCTAACAAGATCACAGCAAGTAGTGCAATGGTTCAGAAATGAATGTGTGTCACGGGGAGTTCAACCAAAAAATGCTGGATATGATAAGTCAGGTGCTGGTGGGCCATTGGGAGATTTTATCTCGGTAGCATGGTCAAAAGATGTATATGGGCTTCAGTTTGGTGGGCGAGCATCTGATAATCCAGTTTCAGCCTATGATCCAACGCCATCTCACGAAAGGTATGTTAACTCCGTATCGGAGATTTGGTATTCAGCCAAAGAATATATGAGGACAGGACAGGTTAAAGGAATTGGAGATGAGTTGCTGCGGGAAATGTGCATGAGAAAACTTGATCCAAATGGGGAAAAGAACCTGGCGCTTCGCATCAAAGTTCTGCCTAAGTCTGAAATGAAATCAAGGTTTGGTATCTCACCTGACATTGCTGACGCTGGGATGGGCCTACTGGCTCTCGCAAGGGAAAGATTGAACCTTGATAGCTCTCAAGCAACAAAGGCGTTAAATACGAACAATAAGATAACGAGTGGCGGATGGAAACAAGCGTTTAGTAAATTCCGTTCTATTTACTAATCAAACCTTGCTGTTTATCTCTATGAAAGATAACGGCATCATCGCGGATAATATGATTGTCTCTTGGAAATACATGCTGGCTACATCCTTTTTTTGAGTAGTTTCCATATGTATGTTGAATTAATGGCGTGAAAGAAACTAATGGTTTGATGTGCTTTATCGTCCACCCATCCCATCCATCTGATTTAATACCTGCTGGTATAAGCTTTCTTGCAAGTCCACCATATACTCCAATTCCACCTACAATGTCATGCGGAGGGTTGGTGTCGCTTGATAGCATTATGTGCTTACCAAGTCTTTTATACTCTTTCTCAAGAGCAGTAACCCACCCATCTTTTAGCGGGATGCTATCCGGTTCAAGCCAGATAAACGGCTCATCGCCAATTACGTTAAACGCCTGCTGTAATGCGTGATTGTTTCGCTCTGGGTAGCTCGTAACCTTCTCGTCATTCTGGATAACTTTGACTACAGTTCCGTCTAACTGTTTGCAGTATTGAACAAGCCTATCAACTTCTGCTGTTTGTAATTTTGCCTTAACAATTACCGCTTGCATAAAACCATTTCAATAAATGCCTCAACTCCATTTGATTCCTCAAATGTCTGATCTACATTTGCAGGAACGCTGTAATTATAGTTATTGTCTATCAGCATTACCCTCTTAGCGTAGCAGTATGGAGATAGCATTTCCAAGAATTGATAGATATTCACATGATGCTTTGACGGACTCTGCTCAAATGTAAGACTCCATGTGCTTTTGTGATCTGGATTATAACGAGAAGGCCAGACCCTCCCTTCATACAGAGTCCAGTCAGGGATGGATATGATTGCGTGTCCACCGGAGCGAACAACTCTTAACCACTCAACCATTGCAGCATACGGATCGTGCATATGCTCTAAACATTGCGATGCGTGAAGATAATCAAACTTGTCTGAAAAATATTCGGATATCTTATTTGCGTCACCCTGTTCTTGATCAAATGCAATACAGTTGTCATCCCACACCTTGTCAGGCCCACATCCTACATCTATTCCCTTACCAATAATAA